CCGCCGAGCAGCTTGCCGACGGCATCTGGATCGACACCGGCAAAGGCCGGGTGTTGGACGAAACCGCCGAAGTGCGGCACATGGGTCTGACCAACGACCTGCAGGACATGGCACGCCAGTCACGCAGGCTGGTCAACGGCATCCGGCCCCCGTCACCGTCGCAGAAGCCGCTGGTGTGGTGTCAACACCATCCCGACCGGATCGCCAAGTACCGGCGCAAAGAACTCTGCGAAGCCTGCTACAAGCGCGAACAACGGGCCTCGTAACATGCCAGCCGATACGGGGTTGACGGCACCCCAAGTTTGTGCGACACTCGGTACATTGGAGAAAGTGTCTGGACCCCGTCCGTGTGGCGGGGTTTCGCCATACGCGGGCCGCTGGGCGGACGTCGGATTTTAAACCCGGCCACGCAGGGTTCGATTCCTTGACCGCGTGCTGGTGCGCCATGCTGGGCTGTACGGCCGTCCTGTCCGGACTGTGACGGTGACGCCAGCCAGAGCCGCGCACCTTGACCTCAAGGCTAACCGGGACGTCTCGCCACTAGGCCGGACGTCCCTTTACCTGTAGGGGCCGTGATGCTTCCCGTGTCAGACAGGCCGTGTTACTACGAGGGCGGAATCGTGTGCACGGATTGCAGTGGACGGCCTGCCGACTGCATGGCCTTGATTGCCCAAGACCAAGAAGACGACGACGGATGACCGCCAACCCCATGCACGAAACAACCCCATGCACCGCCACCACACGGGCCGGTAACCGCTGCTCAAACGCCCCCATCAAGGGAGCGACCGTCTGCCGTATGCACGGCGGCGCAGCACCACAGGTCAAACGCAAAGCCGCGGAACGCATCGCCGCCGCACGCGACTCCGCACTCGACGCCCTCACACAGTTGATCGCCGAAGGACGGGTCGACGCAAAAGTCGCCCTCGACGCCGTGGTCAAACTGACCGAGACACACGAAACCCTGGAGGGACGGGTGGCACGCCGGGAGGGCATGGTAGTTGACGAGCGTTCCCAGCTTGACGCAGAGATCGAGGAACTACTCGCCCAGGGCTGAACTGCTCGCCCAGGGGCCGTCCGGGCTGGCACGTCTCGCGTCGCGTGGCCGGTGGCAGACCGCCCCGCACCTTGACCTGCTCAACGCCAGGTTGCGGGACATCGCGGCGGGCCGGCTGGACCGGCTCATGGTGTTCATGCCGCCGAGGCACGGCAAGTCGGAGTTGGTGTCGAGGTTCACGCCGGCCTGGTATCTGTCGGCGTTCCCGGACCGTCAGGTCATGCTCGCGTCGTACGAAGCAGATTTCGCGGCAGGGTGGGGCCGTAAGGCCCGTGACGTGATGGAAGAGTTCGGGCCGGCGTTCGACGTGAAGGTCCGGCAGGATTCGCACGCCGCGAACCGGTGGCAGATCGCTGGACGTGAGGGCGGGATGGTCACCGCCGGGGTTGGCGGGCCGATCACCGGCCGTGGCGCACATCTGCTGATCGTGGACGACCCGGTGAAGAACGCCGAAGATGCCCTGTCGGTGGTGAAGCGTGACAAGGCGTGGGAGTGGTGGCAGTCCACCGCAATGACAAGGTTGGAGCCGGGCGGTGCGGCGGTCCTGGTTCAGACCCGCTGGCATTCTGACGACCTGGCGGGCCGGCTGTTGGAGCATGAGGGGGACCGGTGGGAGGTCATCACCCTTCCGGCCCTTGCGGAGGATGATGACGCACTCGGCCGTGCCCCTGGCGAGGCGTTGTGGCCGGACCGGTACACGGTCGCCGATCTGGAAGGCATCAGGGACGGTGCCGGAACGTTCTGGTGGTCGGCCCTGTACCAGCAGCGTCCGGTGCCGCGTGAGGGCGGCATGTTTGCCCGCCACTGGTTCGACACGGTCGATGCGGTCCCTGCCGGGGCGAAACGGTGCCGGTATTGGGACCTCGCCGCGACAAGCAGCACGGGCAGCAACGATCCGGACTGGACGGTCGGCCTGAAACTGGCATGGCACGGCGGCATCTTCTACGTCGAAGACGTCGTCCGGCTGCGTGGCACCCCCGGCGAAGTAGACCGCGCCATCGTCCACACGGCCCGTGAAGACGGGACACGCTGCCGACAGATCATCGAACAAGAACCCGGCTCCGCCGGAAAGTCGATGGTGGCCTACTACGTCCGCCAGTTGCAGGGACTTCCGGTCACCGGCTGGCGGCCGTCCGGCCCGAAAGAGGTCCGTGCCGACCCGGTCGCATCCCAAGCCGAAGCCGGGAACGTCAAACTGTTGGACCGGCCGTGGCGGCACGACCTGCTAGACGAACTGGAACTGTTCCCCTTGGGGACGCACGACGACCAGACCGACGCCCTGTCGGGCGCGTTCCACAACCTGACGGAACCCCCGTCGAACAAACTGGCCCGCACCGTGCATTCTGCCGGCCGGGGACAGATCAGGAGGTCCGCCGGTGCCTGACGACCTCCGTTACGCCCTACGTCTGCTGGCCGAGAAGCGGCGCGGTACGTCCGACCTGCGGGTTGCCGGGTATGACGAGCTACGCGACTATGAGCGTGGCCTGCAGCCCATCATGTTCGCTACCCCGAAGTTCGAGAAGTTCTACCGTGCGGTGATGCGCCGCTACCGTTTGAACCTGTGCCGCCCTGTGGTCCGTCAGACGGCCCGCCGGCTGGATGTGGACGCCTGGGAGGGTGACGACGCGGCGAACGGCTGGTGGAAGGAACACGGCCTGTACCTGCAGAACCGGCTGTACCGGGAGATGGTCCGGCAGGGGGACGCCTACACGCTGACCTGGCCGCAGGGCACGATGCAGGGACGGTTGAAGACGAACCGGCTGCGTGCCGACGAAGCCATCGTGGTCTATTCCGAGGAGGACCCGGACACCCCGGAGTATGGGGTGAAGGTCTGGACGGCCACGGTGGACGGCCACCGCCAGTTGCGGGCCAACGTGTACCGGTACGACCCGCCTGCGGTGACCCGGTGGATCACCCGGACGTTCACGGGACGGCTGGAGGACGCTGCCGAAGCCAGGTGGGATCAGTTTACGGACGATGGGGACCACGAGATCCGGTATGACGGTCCGGTATTGGATGCGGCGTTGGATGGTGTGTTGCCGTTGCAGCATTTCCCGTGCCAGCCGGACGACACCCCGTACGGCACTAGCGTGTTGGCGGATGTGCTGCCGGTGCAGGACGCCCTGAACAAGCATGCCATCGACATCTTGGTCACCTCGGAACAGTACGGGCTGCCGTTGCGTGCCCTGTTGGGCATGGAAGAGATACGCGACTCCTATGCGGATGATCAGGGTGTTGTCCACGAGACGTCGAACCTGGACGACATCGATTACGACCCCCGTATCGACTACCTGTTCGCCGTGTCAGGGTCGGACGCGAAGCTGATCCAGCTTCCTGCTGCAGACCTGTCGCAACTGTTGGAGGTGAAGCGGGCCGCGATCCAGGACGCCACGTTGGCGTCGAACGTGCCCCTGTCGCTGCTGATGGAAGACTCGGGGAACATCCCGGCCGGTGTCGCTCTGCGTGAGGTCAAGGCTCCGTTGGCCGAGTTGGTGGAGGACATCCAGCAGGACGCCACCCGCCCGTGGGCCAACGTCGCACGGCTGTACGGGTTGGATGCACAGCCGATGTGGTCGGCGCCGTTCCAGCAGGACGAGATGGAGCGGTGGGAGCTGGCGACGTTGAAGGTTGAGGCGGGCTGGCCTGCCCGTCAGGCGTTCATCGAAACCGGTTTGGATGCCGAGTTTGTGGATGAGGTGTTTGCGGAGGCGTCTGCCGCTCAGAACGATGTGGGGGGGATGTTGATGCGGGCGTTCCGTGATGGCCGTGATCCTGCGGACGTGTTGAACGATGGGGGCGAGGTCCGTCAGTGACCGAGGATTTCGCGCTGCACGGCTAGTTGGGCGTCTAGCACCTGCATGTAGGCCGGGGAACGCAGTTCGTCAGCCATCGCAACCGCTTTGACCAACGTGTCGTGCAACTTCCCGATGGTCCCGTTCGTAGCCCCCAACTTGCGCGCTTCCTCGCGGGTCAGGGCCTTTTCGGCGGCCTCCTGCCGAGCACGGGCCTCCCGATAGTGGCCCGACCGTAGACCGTGCGCGGCGTAGTGGTCAGGGTTGAACCCCGCCGCCTCCATGCATTCCTTGACCACGGCGCGGAAGCCTGCCGGGCTGATCGGCTTCACGCCCTGCTTCCCATGCCGGCTAATCGAAGGGAACACGGCGTCTGATTGGCATAGCCCCTTCCAACGGTTGACGGCTCGCACAGGGCAGACCTCTTCGTCTACCAGATACTGAACAACGGTCCGGCTGCCCGAAGCGTCGAAGATAACCAGACCTTCGTCAACCGCCTTCAGGGCGCCCCAGCGCAACGCAGCAAGCTGCTGCACCTCCAAACCGGAATAGACACCTAACGTCAACGCTGCCAGGTTCCTAGCGCCTCTGGGGCCGTCGTCCGCCGCTCTTGCATAGGCGCGTACCTGCCTAGCCGTAATCGGCTTGCTGTGGGGCTGAGACTCCGGCTTGGCCTTCCTAATCGCCTGTAGAGCCTGGGTCACGCGGTAGTCGTGGCTCGGCGGGGTCATGCCGCGCTGCTTGTGGATGCTGTTGAGCGCACTGATGCGCAGCGCGATGGTCCCGTGGGAGAGGTCTTCCGCGCATTGGTGCATCCACTCGATCACGTCGTCGGGGGTCGCGGGCTCGACTTGACGCCCGTCCTTTTCGCACCACTCGGTCCAAACCGACCATGCGTGCTTGTACTCCGGCCTCATCTTCGCCTCCCTGCTTACCGATAATAAGCCGGATGTTAGCAGATTAGCGAAGGCTTGCACATGACTGTTGGTCCGGAAACCCTCCGGTTGCAGGCCGAGCGGACCGTCACCATCCGCCGCATCACCGACGACTCCACAAGGTCCCTGGTCCGCCAGTACACGCGGGCGTGGGACCGTGCCGCATCCGACCTTGAAGACGCACTGTTGCAGGTCGCGTCGTCCCTGCAGTCCGGCGACCGGCTCACCCTGCGGCAGATGAACAACGTGGACCGGTTCCAGGCCGCCCTAGCCCGTCTCGCGGAACAGTTGGACGACCTTGCGGCGGCAGGCCGGGTGCAGATCGTGGACGCCGTCGGGGACGCTGTCTCCGTGTCGCGGGATTTCCAGCCGCGCATCATCGCATCCCAGCTACCTGCGAGCGCGGGACCGACCGACGCCCTGGCGGCACAACTGTTGGACCGGGTGGCGGGGGATGCGTTCGACGCCATCGTCGCAAGGGCCGAACAGCAGATCGTGTCCGCTATGCGGCCCGTCAGCGCGCAGCAGTCCCGGACCATCGCTGACGAACTGGTGCGCGGCATCACCGTCGGCGACAACCCCCGTGCAGCCGCCCGCCGCATGTTGCAGCGGATGGAAGCCGGGTTCGCAGGCGGCCTGACCCGTACCGAGATGATCGCCCGCACCGAGATGCTGGACGCCATGCGTGCCGCCGACCAGATGGTCGACACCGCCAATCAGGATGTGGTGAACGGCTGGCAATGGTTCGCGTCGCTGGACGAACGGACCTGTGTGGCGTGTATCGCCATGCACGGCCAGACGTTCCCTATCTCGGAGCCGGGGCCGGAGGGGCATCACAACTGCCGTTGCACCCGCCTGCCTGTGGTCCGTCCGTGGGCCGAGTTGGGTTTCGATGTGCCGGAGCCGCCGTCGCAGGTCATCGACGGGGAGACATGGTTCGGGTCGCAGCCGGCCGCGGTGCAGACACAGATTGCGGGCCGTCAGCGGTTGGACCTGTTGGCGAACGGGGACGTCCGGTTCACCGACTTTGCGAAGGTGACCGAACATCCGGGGTGGCGTCCTTCAAGGACTGTCACGCCCGTACGGGAGCTGATCGGGGCCTGAGTCCGGCGCCACGTCGCCGCACACCTGGCACACAACCCAACCTGTCGCCCCCGACCTGCCGAGGGTGACCTCAACCAGTTTCCACACATGGACGTGTGGACGGTCCCGAACCATACGGACCATCGTAACAGCCTGGCGACGAGACGCGGCAGGCCCTACCCGGAGACGCTACGAGATGAGCGCCGAAACCACCACCACCGACGACCAGGCCCCCGACGACCAGACCACCGACACCGCCGGACAGGACGCCGACAACGGCACCCCCACCGACGATCCGGTTGCGAAGGCCGTCGCGGAAGCCACACGCAAGGCCAACGCCGAAGCCGCCAAGTTCCGCAAGCAACGCGACGAAAACGCCGCCAAGCTCAAGGAACTCCAGCAGGCATCCCAAGGCAAGGTAGACGAGTCCGAGGTCGAAAAGGCCGCCCGGCAAGCCGCCGAAAAGGCCACCGCCGAGTGGACCGCCAAGATGGCCCGCAAGGAAGCCGAAGCCCAGCTTTACCGCGACCACGGCCGCCGATTCCAACGGCCCGACGACGCCCTTGCCTTCATCGATCTGGACAGCCTAGACGAGGACACCACCCTCGATGAGGCTGTCACCAAGCTCCTAGAGGAGCGCCCCTACCTCGCGGTCGACGAGACGCGACCGTCCGGTTCCCGCGACGCGGGCAGCCGAACCCCACCCAAGGAAAAGGACCCCGGCGAGATGTCGGTGCCCGAGTACCAGGAGTGGCGACGAAACAAGATCAAGGCCGGCGAATGGGCCGGCCGATAACGTAAAGGACAACCGTCATGGCTCAGAACATTCTGACCGCGTCGGTCATCGCCCGTGAGGCCATCACCACCCTGTACAACAACGCTGTGATGGCGAACCTGGTCTACCGAGGCGTCGAAGACACGTTCGGCGCGGAGGTTCTGGGCCACAAGGTCGGCGAGACCGTCAACATCCGTAAGCCTGCCGTGTTCGAGGCAAAGTCGTTCACCGGCACCATCGACAAGCAGGACGTGACCGAGGACACCATCCCTGTGGTGGTGGACCGGCACGAGGACGTCTCGTTCGAGGTGTCTTCCAAGGAACTGGCGATGGAAGTCAGCCAGTTCTCGCAGCGTTTCATCGCCCCCGCAACGGAGGCGCTGGCCCAGAAGGTCGACATCGACCTGTTGGGGCTTCGTGGCGACGTCACCCAGACCGCCACGTGGGACGCTACGGAGCCGTGGAACACCGTCATCGACGCCCGTACCGTGCTGAACAAGGCCGCCGTGCCGTTGACGCAGCGCCGTGCCGTGTGGGGTTCGGACCATGAGGGAGGCATCCTCAAGTCCGGCCGGTTCACGAAGGCGAACGAGACTGGCGACGGTGGCACCCGGTTCGAGACGGCCACCCTTGGCCGTGCCGGCGGGTTCGACCACTTCCTCGACCAGAACGCGGACGACAACTCCGACGAGTCCGGCGCAGATGTGGCCGGCCAGTCGGTGCTGTTCCACCCGTGGGCGTTCTGCCTTGCCACGGTCCCGCTGGAGAACATCGATGACGCGCTCGACGCGGCTGTCGTGTCGTACAACGGCCTCACGATCCGTGTGGTCCGGGACTACGACATCTCCTCCAAGGCGACCATCGTGTCGCTGGACGTCCTGTACGGCGTGAAGACGCTCGACAACACCCGTGCGGTGATTGTCGACGCCATCTCCTGACACGAGGACGCCTTCGGGGCGTAGTCGCCGCCTGCTACGTCCCGGAGGTCGTCCGTGTCTGTGTTGCATCGCATCTGGGTCGGCCCGCCGATCCCTGACCGGCTCGCCAGCATCGGTGTCGCGTGGAAGGTCATGCTTCCCGGCTGGGAGCATCGGCTGTGGTCGGATGACGACCTTGGCTGGTTGCAGAACCGTGACCTGTACGACGCTGCGGAACAGCTTGTGCCGGCGGATGCGGTGGGGCAGTTCCGTGCCGACATCGCCCGCTACGAGATCCTCGCACGGTTCGGCGGCGTGTACGTCGACTGCGACCTGGAACCGTTGCGGGACATCACGCCGTTGCACGTCTGGGGTGCGTGGGCCGGCTGGGAGGTCCAGGACCGGTTCGTGGGCAACACGATCCTTGGCGGCCAACCAGGCAACCGGTTCTGGCAGGCCGCCGTTGACCGTCTGCCGGCGTCGGTGAAAGCCAACAGGGGCAAACGTCCCAACCGGATGTCGGGGCCGCACTACACAACCCGGCTGCTCAACGACATCGGCGGGCTGCACGTCTACCCGCAAACCTTCTTCTACCCGTACGCCCACAACGAACTTGACCGGCATGACGAAGACCCCGGTGAGGCGTACACCCGGCATCTGTGGTGGCATCAACGGACCCTGAGAGGCAAACCCGTTGCCTAGAGCCCCCTACCAGGACATCTGGCGTGACGGCCGCCTTGTCACCAAAGGCCGCCGCGACTGCGCCGACCGGTACCGGATCATCCTTCCCGCCCTACAGGAACGGGTCGGAAAAGGGTTCACCGTCGCGGACGTCGGCGGTTGGGACGGCTACTTCCCGATCCGGCTGGCCGAAGACCTCGACGCCACCGCCGTCAACATCGACCAGCGCACCCGCAGCCTTCCTGTCGAACATCGTGTCCTGACCGTCACCGCCGATACTGTTTCTCAGGTTGGCCGGCATGACGTCATCCTTGCCCTGTCGATCCTGCACCACATGGACGACTGGCCGGACGTGTACCGGGCGTTGCGCCGCCAGTCCCGGCTTCTGCTGGTAGAACTGGCCCACCCGGCCGAGTCCCGTACTGCGAAGGTTGACGGTGCGGACCGGAAT